ACTGGGCCTCCTGGTGCTGCCATCCCTCGAACCTCATCGAGAACAGCCTTGAAGCCCTTGATGACTTCTTCCTGTTCTGCGAGGCTCGCCTTGTAGGTGGCGATTTCCTCATCCATTCCAAGGGCCTTACGGATCTCGTCACGGAGTGCGGTCTTGTCGGCGTCAGTAGCCTCGTGGCTTGCTGCGCTCTTGATTAGGTCGGCAGATACGCCGAGGCCGATGTAGGCCATGTCTGCTGGAGAGGCTTCGGGGGCGTCTTCGGTCATGTCGGCGTAAGGCTCGACAGTCTCACCCTCGTCAGCCTCGTCATCCCACCAGCAGATGAACATCTGAAGGGCGCAGAGCAGTTCGCTCACATCGCCGATTTCATCTTCTTCGCCGGAGAGCATTTCGTCTAGCTCGGCCTTGATGAGAGCGATTAGGCCAGCACGAACTGAGTTCAGCGTGGCTTCATCGTGCATGACTTCCTTGAACGAGTCAGGGATTAGGTCTTCCTTGCCGAGTGCCTTAGCACGGGCGATGATGTGGTCAATAGCAGCCTGGCGGTCTTTGGCACGGCCGATGGACTGAATGGCGTTCTTTAGATCCTTGACGGTCTTGATAGGGAAGCCCCCACCTTCCATTGCCTGACCGGACTCTTCCATTGAGGCACGCTGCTCATCGGTGTAGTCCTTCTTCTCGACTTCAGGCTCAACGGCCTTGTCATCGGTCATGTCATTGACTGGCTTGCCACCGTTGGACTGGCTGGGGGAATACTGCTGAATGTCTTGGGCTTCACCTTCAGGCTGCTTGCCCGTTCCGTTGCAGTTGGCGCAGGCGGTGTCATCGTCTGGCAGGTCAGCGTGCGCTCGGCCCGTTCCCTCGCAGGATGAACAGACCTTCACGCCCTCGTAGGTAGCAAGGTCATCGGTGGCAGGTAGCTCGACGAACTCGGCTTCCTGGTTGATGTCTGACTTAGTAAGTTCCATGTGTTCTCCGACCATCTTGGCGATTTGGACTGTGGCAGTTGGGTTGGCTGGGCGGTCTACAAGCGACACTTCGACGATTGAGCCCGAAACGATGCGACCACCAGGGGCGCTGGCATCCTTGATGACCTTTGCGTTCTTGATGCCGATTGAATAGCCCTTGAGGACACCCTTCTCGACCTTCTTGGCGGTGAGTGGATCTACGACCTCGGACTTCAGAAACCAATCGTCACCCTCTGATGCAAGTTCAAGACCTACACCGGCAGCGATGGAACTGTGTTGCTCACGGATGTTAGCACCCGTTTGAAACCACAACGGCATCGCTGACTTCAGCCAGTCGGCATCGCAGATTTGCGAGTCAAGGTCAAGGTCAGGGCCGGTGGCCTTTCCGAACACTAATAGCGTACCATCCTCGGTTGATTTGTAGGTGAAGTCACCGAGTCCGATGTAGGTGATGTCTTGTGCCATGTGGGTTAATCCTCCATGCTTTCTTCTGTAGTAGTTCCATCAGGAAGTTGTGTTACAACTGCGCACCGGCAACTCGGGTGAGCCGGTGGGTAATCATCTCCGAAGTCGTGTGGGCCATCTTCGGCTTCACACTCTTCACAAGCGCCAGCGTAAGTCAGCCACTCCCAGCCTGGCATCTCTGCAGCCTGATACTCATCTATGGCTGAAGCGTTGAAGGCTCGGTTTGTTTCGGTGATTGCGATGATGTCGGAGCGAGTGGGGTTGTCGAGTAGCTCGTTCACCCCATCGGAGATTTCCTGATAGGTCGAACCGGCTTCTAGACCGGTGGCGATAATGTCACCGACACGACCCATTGTGGTCTTGGTGATACCTCGCACGATTACATCGGCGTTGCGTAGTAGATCCGCTAGACCCTTACCAGCAACCTTCTCGGCTGCGACTGGATTGCCTGGCTTCCACCTATCCCAGTTTACGCCACCAGCGAGGCCACTCATTCCCGAGCCAAGTTTGGCAGCGCCACCCATCTGAGTCATCGCTTCTTTCGTACCCTTTAGACCGGCATCGGCGTAGAGGTTCTTGAGTGCTTTGACTAGGGGGTCGTTGTTCGCTTTGACGTTGCGCTCGACTGCGTGCTTGGCTGCGTGATTGGCTGCGGACTTGTCCATCGGGTCTACGGCCTTGCCGAGGTGTTCCTTCGTTGCGATGGCTTCACGGATTGCCTCGTCAGTACCGGTGAACATTGACCGCAGCGCTTTGTCTATGTGCGCTTGGTAGTAGTTCTCGATTTGGACTTTGGCGTTGTGTCCTGGCAGTTCGTGGGCCTGCCTCTTGTTCAGAGGCTTGAGTAAAAAGGGTCGGGTTCCGTACCCTTCAGCACTCGGGCTTGACCTTCGGCGTTCAGCTCGGCAGCTGTGTTCGGATCTAACTCATGGAACACGAAGTCACGCCAGGTTCCCTTAGCGACACGAGCCTTGACGAACTTGCGGTAGGCCGTTAGCTCAGCGTGCGCCGACTTGCTCGGACTGACGGGTTCTTGGGGCTGGTTGCCTTGTGAACTTTGGCCTTGTGCGCCTTCGCTTTGTGGGCTTTGGCTTTGTGCGCTTTGGCCTTCTTGGTCGGATACGTGTAGTAGTTCGCCATTGGTCTCGTCTTTCTGCTCGACTGTCTCCCCTGAGGTGTTCATCAGCATCGTGCCTCGGAGGAATACCGGCCCATTGGGGGTCTCCACGAACGGCTCATCGGCCTCGGGCATCTCGTACAGGGGAAGGCCTAGTTCGCCACGAACATCGTTGAGTGTCTTAGCACCCGAATTGATAGAGGTCTGTAGCGCCTTAGCCTGCTCCAACTGGTTCTGCACCAGTTCGCTGTTTTGCATAGCGAAGGTGACGTTCTTGTCTGACCCGAGGTAGCGCCTGCAGAGGGAGTTGATGACCTCGGTGATGAAGCCAATCATTGGCTTGAGGCTGACCGTTTCGCTCTGATCCATCTCGCCATCGTGTTCGCCCTTACCGCCGAGACCCGAGCGTGGGATGACACCGAGTTGGCTGGGGGATACACCGAAGGCTGACCCGATGCGCTTGATGATGAACTCGTCATAGTCGGCCTTGTAGCGCTCATCGACAGTCGGCATGGCTTGGGGGTGGAAGCCCTTAGGCAGCACCTTGACACGGTGGCGCTCGGTGGCTGACCCCATGAGCTTGTCGTTGAACAGGCGCTCGAACTCGGCCAACTTGCGGATGTCCATCTCGTCAGAGTCCGTGACCATGAACGTCATTGGCATCGTGCCGGAGGCGTACTCGGAGTTCATCCACTTTTGGCGCTCGAGGTACAGGGTGGCTGCTGGTACGGCTTCCTCTACGGAACTAAAACCATAGGGAGACCAGGTACGGCGATTACGGACGAAGTAGGACAGTTGGTCTCGGAGGTACTCGTTGCCGGTTCCTGGGCCAGCGAAGAACTCGCCATCGGCCTCAGGGGTGGCCTGATACTCACCACGAGGGAAGCCCCATAGCACCTGCTGGTAGGCAGGGTTCGGGGGCGTGGGTACTGCGCCTCGGTTGTCGAGCAAGACCTTGATGGTCGGAGCGTCAATGATTTCGAACCCGAGGATGTCCTTGCCGATGGTGTAGCGAGCGTAGACCGGTACTCCGTCAAAGGCGTAGTGCTGCCAGAGGAACTCGGTCAGCCACTCGACCCAGCCACGACCGAGGTCAGGGTAGGGGTTCTCCCAGAACTTGCGTAGGCGGTCTAGTTCTTCGGCGTACTCATCACGGGCGATGCGTGAGGCTTTGGCGTGGGAGCAGTTCTGCTCGTTCATGATTTCGGCAATGACGTTCTCATCGACCTTGAACGACCAGTCCATCTTGACTAGAGCCGAGATGCAGAGTTCAATGCAACGGTGAACAATGTCGCATTGATCCGTGAGCGCACGTAGGACAGTCCAGGGAACATTCTGCGTAGTCAGGTTTAGGTTCCACGCTACGGGGAACTCGTAGAGGCGTGGGAGCGCACGGCCCGAGTCATCAAAGACGGGGTCTAGGGGCGCTGGAATGAATGGCGCTGATGGGCCGAGCTGTGACCCGAAGGCATCAGCGAAGCGAGGAAGGGGCGTGGCTTCACGGCCTGGTGTCTGAATAAGACCCTGACCACCTGCGCCGGTTCCGGTTGAAGCGTATGGGGCTGCGCTAGACATCGGTGTCACGCCGAGGTTGTTCTGCGCCTTTTTGAGTTCGCTAACGATTTGCTCTATGAGTTCAGCATTGTCGTTCTTGTTGCGACCAAAGATTGCCATTTAGTACCTTTGCTGTATGTGTTTATCTTGGAGCGACCATCGCTGGATTGCCCCGAGGTTAGTTTGGACTTGCGAGAACTGCGGTTTGGTGGACTTGGACTTCACTCGACTACTTAGAGAAGTCTGGGAAGCCTACGGATGTGTGTGTGGTGTATGCCTCAACGAACATCTTGCCACAACTTAGACAGTTTGGCGCATCGGCAGCGTTCGGGTGGGAGCAGTTCGGGCAGAGTGGGGCTAGTGAAGCAAAGAAGCGATCCGCAGAGCCACCGGTAGCGAAGCCCAGTTCGGTCAGTCCATGAACGAGGGCATCGAGTCGGTCAGGGGAAGTTCCGCTATCGGGGAGCCACTCCAACATCTGCCCTTCTAGTTTACCAAAAGAACCGACATGGCTAATACGGCGTTGCTCGTAGAGCGCTGCGATGGGTTCAGCTCGAAGGCGTTTGCCGACTCGTGCAGTCACACCCTTGTAGGCAACTGTCGGCAGTACGGATCTAATCGTCTGCTCGATGAAGTCTCCACCCTGGTTCTTCTCCGCCACTACTCGGTCAGCGCCAAACTCCTCGTAGGCAGCGACCACTCGTTGCGCCCAGCCCAGCACGGTGTCACGACACGACCGGTCAGCGATGACATAGCCCCTACCATCGACACCCTTACCGACTACTACTATGCCGGTTTCGTCAGAGTCATCACCCGAGGTCACGGCTGGGTCTACGGCCACGATGATTCGTACCATCTCGGGCAAGGCCTCTACTCGGGTCTCCTCGATGTCATCGGCCTTCCATAGCGCCCCTTCAATGTCCTCTAGTACCTCGCCATAAAGTTCCTGACGACCTAGTCGGGTTCCCTCGTACCTGGCACGAAGTTCAGCCAGCGCCGACTCGGACAGGTTGGCAGCGTTGTCAAAGGTTGAGCCTCGGGTGATTACGACCGAGCCATCGTCACGCTTCATTAGCTCTTTGAGCAACTTGGTTGGCTTGGGGGTGGTGGTGATAACGAACTGCGGTGAGCCAATACGAAGCGCCGGTACTAGGCCTTCAGTCCACACCTCGGGGTAGCGCCAGAAACAGAACTCATCTCCCCAGCCCCCTGCGAGGTTCAGGCCTCGAACACGGTCAGGTTCATCGGCGCTAATCATGTGGATTATGGATCCGTTGCGGAGGTGGATTTGCCCGTTGGACTTGTTATAGAACTTCTTCATGCTGTCGGGGATGGCCTTGAGTAGACCACTCGGGCCTTCCACGCAGACACGCCTCACGTCACCAAAGGTCGGTGCGACTACGGCCCATTCTGTGCCTGGGTTAGAACACGCCTTTTCCGCTAACCAGCCCGAGCCGGTGAAGGTCTTGCCAAAGCCTCGACCGGACAGGATGAGCCACACGAACCAGTTGCCCTCGGGTGGGAGTTGATTGTCTCGGGCGCTGGTGCGGTAACGAGAATGGGCTAGTTCCGCTAGGGCCTTCTCGGTGCGGTCACGGTTCTTGCGCTCCTGCTCGACCAGGGCAAGGTCACGGAGTTCCCGTAGGGCTTCAAGCCTCTGCTGGGGTGTCTGCAAGTTCAGCCTCTAGTCGGAGTATCTCGGCTTGGATAGCATCAAGGGTGATGACCTCGTGCTTGATGGGCTGGTCTGTGCCTTCGAGCTTTGACCGCTTCTCGATTATCTTCAGCACGATTTCCGCAGCCTTCGGATTTCCGGCGATGGCCTCGGGTAGCCATGATGCCATGAGCCGGTCAAGTTGCTCACGCTGGATAGTGCGGTACTCCTCAACTGCCTCAAGGGGGATGGCAGCGAGCGCTCGTTGAGTTCGCTCGTAGGCGGTGGATTTGGCGATGCCTAGTTCTTCAGCGATCCGACCGTACGAGTAGCCAAGCGAGCGCAGGCGTAGGGCTTCGGTGTCGTTCAGGGCATCTTGCTCGGTGCGGATAAAGCCTGCTCTGGTGGGTAGTGCCATCGTTCGCCTATCGTAAAGTTCGTAATTCTAGTTTAGAACAGGGTCTACGCCGGTGGACATTCGATGAGTACGGGTGGGCCGTAGATGCCAGGCACGTGAGCGCTGGCAGCATCGACCGCTTGGAGTACCGAGTTCAGGTCGATGTGGTCTACGTAGAGCGCCCCGAGAGCTACGGGTGCGCCTCCACCGATTGCCGAGTAGACCGTGCCATCAGCGTTCGGGCGTATCTCGACTACCGAGCCATCGGACTGCACTTCGTAGATCCGACCGGACTCGACGAACAGGAAGTCGGTGTCTCCGTAGTCCTCTTTAGTCCACGCCTCTTCAAAGGCTTTGACCTTGTTCGGGCCGGCGATGTCCATCAGGAAGTTGAAGGCCCTGCGACCCTGCTGGATAGAACCGGCGTATCCCACCAGACTGTCATCGTAGAACGCCATGATTTTCGGGTCGGCCATGAGCGAGTAGGAACCTTCCGTACTTGCGCCGATGTCTGCGCCCATGTAGGCCCAGCCGGTCTTGGTGACTAACGCTGCAACTACGGTCATGTGTTCCCCTTTGGTTCAGTCTACATCCCTAGTCGAGTTCGCCACAGGTAGGGCAAGGTTCGTATGGACTTGGGCGCAGGGCGTTGCAAGTCGGGCAGACGGGGGAGGGGTCGGCGGTCACGGCGTGGCGATGTTGATGTCGTACAGGTCTTCATAGTTGCATTGCTCTCTGCCGGTGTCGAGGTGATACCAGTATTTGCCGAACGACCATCTTATCGAGATTGGCCGGTGACAATTTATGCAAGCCACTACTCCCCCTTGATCCGTAGGACTCGGGAGCCTGGGCGTTCGTAGGTGAACTCGGCCACGATGTCGGGGTGGGTCTCGGTCAGCAACTTGGTGTCCAGCGTGGCACGGGGCTTGGTGGACTTGTAGGTCAGCAGGGTCTGGCCTTCGTAGGTCACGGTTTCGGCCGACCCGATAAACGCCTCAATCTTGGCTCGGGCTGCCTTGAGTTGAGTGTCCAGCTCGTCAGCCTGCGCCTTTAGCGTGCGGTAGTGAGCGATGTTCTCGGCCACGAAGTCATCGGCCTCAACTGCGGTTCCGTCAGATACGGGGTTCTGCGACTTGATGATGGCAAAGTCGGCCTCGATGCCATCAGGCTCGGGGGCTTCACCGGACTTCACGCCCTCCCAGAACTTGCGCTCGGCTCCCACGAGGTCGGCAATGGCAAGCGGTGAGTAGATCCGTTCACGAACCACGAGACCCTGACCGCCGATGAGGGCTGCGAACACCACACGGTTCAGGCCGGTCACGGCGCAGTAGTGCTTGCCTTGCGCTTCGTAGGTCGGTGGCACTCCGTCATTTGCCCAGGCTGAAGCGTTGCCTCGGCCAGCGATGCCGGTGGTCTTGATTTCGAGAATGGCCACGATGTAGTCGGCGATGTCTTCGTAGTCCAGCGTGCGTGGAATGTCGGTGACTTCCCCTGCTTTGTAGATGATGGGGGCATCGTCTTGCAGAATGAAAAAGTCCACGTTGGCGAGCATGAACGGGTTGTTGTCGGACTGGAGTAGCGCCGGTATTGCCACCACTCGGTCTCCCGATGTCTTGGCGTACTTCTCGGCCACGATGCGTTCTAGGTCGTTGCCCCACTCGATTGCTTCGTTGCTGGTGAACTCACCGGCTCCGTGAACCTTGTCGTGCCACACGCTAAAGGCGCTGGCGTAGCGTGAGATGCCGAGGATTGCACCGGCATCACTTCCACCGATACCCTTCCGGCGATACTCAAGCCATTGGTCGTGGTCGATTTGGTCGGTTCTAACTAGGGTGCTGCACTTCATTTGTCCTCCTCTGGACTGGTTGGGTACATCTTACTACTGGGTTATGACACGGAACGTATGCCTGCGCTCAACGTTCGTAGCCCATCTAACTGCGATTGAGTAGCTCGTAGGGCATCTCGGGCTGCCGAGTGTTTGGCGCTGGCGATTAGGTGTTGCAGGCGGATTTCCTCGCACTCGTCATCGGCTAGATCCGAAAGCAGAGCCTCGGTCAGTTTCTCCTTGCTCGCAGCACGGTGGCGTAGGCGTGCCTGGGCGTAGGCGCTCTTGAACGATGCCTCGGCAATGGCTGACTGGTAGGCAAGGTCGGCGAGTGAATGGGTCAGGTCATCTAGGCGCTGAATGACTTGCTCGATTTGACCGGCGATGCGTGAAGGGTTGAGTTCAGTCATCGGAGAAGTCGAAGCCTTCCCAGATTGAGGTCATCAGTTCGTTCAGGTCTTTGGCGAAGTCTTGGGTGTTTACCGTCACGATTGGTGGGGCATCTCGCCATAGAAACTCGGCGATGGACTTGTACTGGTTGGGCAGCGCTGTGCCGAACGTGTTGGCCTCGGCCAACTTTTCGGCGCGGGCTTCCACTTCGTCGAAGGCTTGCGAGAACAGTTCCTCACGGCGTTCTTCGCGGTAGAGGATAAGGCCGATAATGGCGTACACGGCGAGGTCGATGAAACTGTCCTCGACACTCTCGTTCACTAGGTTGCCATCGGTTGCGTGCTTTTGCAGTCGGCGCATTTTGTCGTTGGCTCGGGTCAGCGCCCCGATGTAGCCAGGGATACCGAAGTCCTCCGAGGCTCGCACGTTGGCGAACGGATCGGTGGTGCGCCCGTAGTCGGCCTGCTTGCGGTCGTGCATTTCCTTCAGCTCTTGCAGCACTTGGTCAAACTTGGTCATTGTTCCCCTTCGGTTTCGAGGTCAATGATGCCTCGGACTACCCATTCTACGACTGGTACGGCTACGGCGTTGCCCATCTGCTTGTAGCGGTGACTGTCCGCTTGTTCGGATCCGTCAGCACGCAGCGCAGTCCAATTGTCAGGGAAGCCCTGCAAGCGCTCACACTCCAATGGGGTTAGTCGGCGGACTTGATTCTCAAGCCGGATGCCGTATTGAAGCCCCGAGGTCTCTGATGGTGGCGTTGCGCCGATAGTTGGATACACGGGTTTCTCCCAGCCTGCTAGTTCTGAATAGTTAGATGTTGTAAAGCTCATAATGCCGTCAGCCCCCCCCCAGATGGTGTCAAAGTCTTGGTCATTCACGATTAGAATCGTTGCCCTTGTCTCGGTGTGATTGTCAAAGGCATTGAGGGTAGGACTTGCCCCCCCCTCTTGCCATGCTTCGTAGTCTTGGTCATTCTGCGCTCGGCGTGTTTTGGTGAACCACGACATTATCTTCAGCCCTTTTGTAAGTGGTGGCGGTCAAGGTAGTTGCGCCTTCGGTGTATCGGGCAAAGCCGGTCTGACCGTAGACAGTACCAAGTGACCCGAGTTCGTGTCCTGATTCGTCACCGTTCCGTGATGGTAAAGCTCGGCTGGTAGGCAGTTCATCAGCCCCCCCCCCGTTCGCTGGCTCGACTATGGCGTGACGATCCGTTGTGTTCAAAGTGAACATCGCCCCCCCCTCGTCACCGTAGCCACGACCGCCAGGGCCAGCGTTATCGTTTCGCCCTATGACAGACCCCTGAATGGCAATTGGCTCCGCAGCGCCCTGTCCAGCGCCTCGGGAAGTGTCTTGCCCCTGCGCTCGGCCCGTCGAAGAATTCCCTCGCAGGCTTTGGCGCTCAAATAGAACTTGGGCAGCACGGGCTGGGTTTCCAGAACGCTCCGCAACGATGAAAACACGGCGCCGCCGCTGGGGAACTCCGAAGTGCTGTGCATCAAGCACTCGCCAGGCCACGCCATACCCGAGTTCGACCAGCGTTCCGACAACTGCTCCCATGTCTGCTCCTCGCTGACTTGAGAGTAGGCCAGGTACATTTTCGAGGATGAGCCATTTGGCTTTAGTCTCGTCAGCAATCCTGGCAATTTCGTAGAACAGGCCGCTTCGCGCACCAGCCAGCCCAGCACGTTTTCCAGCCACGGATAAGTCTTGGCAAGGGAACCCCCCTGTAATGATGCCTCGTTCGGGAATAAAGCCTGCTGCCCGTAGTCCATCTGCATTTACCTTTCTTACATCGTCATACTGAACTGCGTTAGGGAAGTGTCGGGATAGAACGGATCTAGCGTGTTTGTCGATTTCGGCGCTGGCAACGACTTCTACACCGTTGCGCTCTAGAGCTAGGTCGAAACCTCCTACACCTGCAAAGAGTGATACTGCGGTCATCTTCATCGGTTTTGCCACCATTGGTCGATGCGAGCGCAGGCGAGGCCTACGAGCCACCCCACGATGCACCCAGCGATTATCTGTGCGACTACCATCCCTGGCACTCTCCATTCTGGTCGGGTACTAGCTCGGGGTATCCGGCGCTGCGTTGGATCTCACGAGCGACTAGCACTTGCTGTTCAGGCGTGGCATCGCCAGCAGTCCAGCCGTATTGCAAGCCACCGTTTGCACGCCAGACGTAGTTCTTTATCCCCAGCGCTCCCGAGAATGATTGAGGCCCTGGGTAGACCTGTGTCCAGTTGGCGTGGCTCTCGCACCATGCGACCTTGTTCCACTTGGCCATGATGGAGGCCGGCACGAGGGGCTTGGGCGGTGGAGTTTCGGCGTTAGCGCTGGTCGGGGCAAAGGCCGGCGTTGCTTGCAGGGTCAGCACGATGGCTGTCCAAGCAAACGCCCACTTCCTCATGCCACGCTCCATACAACGGCACTTCGACCCGATGAAGTCAGCGCCCGTGAGTGTTCACGGATGCGACCGGCTCGCTGCAATTCCACTCGACGAGGCCGTGCGGTGCTGGGGTTCAGGTTCAGGTGCGTGGCGATTTGCTCATCGGTCATTGGTCGGACTTGGAGCGCCTCGTAAACGAGTTCTCGAAGCGACTTCGTGCGACCGGCGAGCGATTGCGCTGCGGAGATGCTGGTCTCCGAGTGTGCTTGGTACGGAACGTCAAAGATGTTCAGTTGCATAGTGACCTCCTCACGGTCTCTAGTTAGTTTAGTGCTTCTAGGTGTAGGGCGAAGTCCTGCAGCGTGGTCTCGCACTCCGATAGCCAGATCGACAAACTCTCAATGTTGGCGTGTTCGGGCAGGCCAGGCAGGTTCCACACGTCAGCCTCGGTCTTGGTCAGCAGGGTGAGCGTGGTCAGCGTTTCGCTTGGCGATCCGTGCAACGAAACGACTAGCTCATCGTTAGTCCACTTGACCCACTTAGGTTGCTTGTAGAGGTTGCCGTACGAAAGGTGCAGGCCGAAACTCTGCACCAGTTTGTCGAGGTAGATGAACGGGGTCATTGGTCTATCTCCAAGCGACCTCCGCAGATGTCGCAGAACAAGTCTTCGGGTGACTCCATCAGGGCATCGCAGAACATTTCGGCGTGGTTCTTGATGCAGCGATGGCAGAGCAAGATGGGCGTGGTGTCGTTCACCCAGAACGCCAGACCGATGCACTCGGGGTCACGCTCCGTGCCTGGGTAATTGTCTGCAATGTTCTCGTGGCTTCCGAGCATTATTTCTCCTCCTTGTATTCGGTCATTAGGTTCTTGTTGGCTGGGCAACGGTGCGCTACTTGGGTAGCGATGGCACGAACTTCGTGCTGGCACTTTGGGCAAATCCATGTACGCATTATGCGACCTCCGACCAGCGAGCCATCGTCAAAAGGTTGCGCCATCCGGCGAGTGACTCTTTGCCCATCTTGTTGATGGCATCATCAAGCGTGGCGAAGGTGACTGGCTTGTTCACTCGTGGGAGCAACTTGCCGTTTTTCAATACTTGGCAGGTGTAGCGCTTGCCAATCATTACTACTTGAACTTCATTGACCGTGCTGTCTCGCACGAACTTGGCGCTTGCAATTACTTCGGACATTTCGTACCTCCTCAGGTATCTGCCTCGGGTGTTTCCCTTGACATAGAAACTGTACCATTTTGGGACACCCTGTCAAGAGCATTTCTAAGATTTATTTTCAGGGGGAGTTTCGCCCATAAATACGGGGGTTTCGGCTAGTGGCGTTGCAGCGTGCCAAGAATTTCCGGCCAGTCCGAGGGCTTCCATAAGTAGACCTCAACCTTCCCCAGCGCTCGCAGTTCCCCGAGGATAATTTCCTGCGCCGGTGAGATGCGACCCTTCTCACGTTTCAATTCAGCGAAGATGATGCGCCGATCCGTAGTGCGCCACATCGTCAGGTCGGGATAGCCCGAGAGGGTAGCTCGACGTGAGTCCGGCACGGAGTAGACCGACCAGCCGTTGATGCGAGCGAGGTCGGTGACACGCGTTTGGAACTCACGCTCGGTCTCTAGCGATTTCAGTTGGTCGGCGGTAAATAGTTCAGTCTGCTTCTTCGCCATCGTCTGCCTCGTAAGTGAAGTCTGGGCCGTGCGTGAACATCTTCCTCGCACGTTCGGCTGCTCGATACTCGGCAGGTGATGCCCATGACGGAACGCTGAAGCCCCACTTCTCTGCCAGAGCTGGGTGCGTAGTGATGAATGAATGACACGACCGGCATAGCGAGAGGAAGTTCGATAGATCCGCACCCTTCGCCACGATGTTGCCACCCCTCGCACGAGACTTGATTTCGTGAACGTCAGTAGCGTGCAACGTGCATCCCTGAATGTACGCCTGGCATCGGTTCAGGTCACGGGCGAGTACGAGTTCACGCGTCTCACGGCGTGCGCCTTCAATGGCCTTGCGCTTCTTGCTAACTCGGTTGATAGGACTACGCTTCATCGCTCTCCTCTAGTTCGGGGAATTGAACGGTCGGCCACGTGTCGGTCTTGTCGAAGTATTGCAGTAGGCGCTTCAGGCAGCGAGGGCAGTAGAGCGGTGATGCTCCCCAGTAGGCGTCGAGCCTGCGGATGTTCCATTGTTGGCACGAGTCGCAGACACCAGGTTGCAGAAACTTCAGCTCGTCATACCAGTAGCGGATGGACTTGACCATTTCCTCGGGTGGGTTCGGCGTGCAATGCAGGATGCCGATGTCTCTGTTCCAGTCGAGGGAGTAGAGGCCGAGTTGCAGGTCATGGAGTAGCGCCACCATGTTCGGCAAGTTCGGGGTCTCTACATCCTCTTGTGGCATTAGAACTCCGACAACACCGAGGCTGCGACTCGGGCCGGTGGCGTGATGGTGTAGGTCGTACCTGACGCGTGCGCCTTCAGTCGCTCCCACCGATCCGTAAATGGCAGGTTCTCCTTGTGCATCTCGTTGATTAGTTTGGCGATTGAACCGGCCAGCCGTGCCTTGCCCTTCTTGCAGGCTTCCCCGATGAGCGCACGGGCTTGGGGGGCGTACGAACCGAAGCGCTCGTTCCACCACTCAAAGTCCTCTTTGAGGTGTTCGTTGTTCATCCGGCGTACCCAGCCTGGCACTTCGATTTCGTGGCCGGCCTGCGCCAGTCGCTGGTTCTGCACCGTGACGATGGCGGTGCGAAGTTCAGCGATGGTCGGCATCCGGTTCGAGGTGCTGATGAGGCTGTCGATGGCAGCGTTCGTGTCATCGGGTCGGAAGCTGAAACGCTTTTGGGCCTTGACCCACTCGTCTAGTTGCGCCTCACTTGGCTGTCGGCCGTAGGCGGTAAAGAGTCTGCCGACTAGAGCTAGTGCTTGTTCTTGGTTCATTGGTCATCCTCCTCTGGATGGTTTTCTAGGTACTGCTGGAATACATCTTTGGTTGATACGGATCTACTGCTCTCGGCTTTCAGCCTGCCGAAGTGCTTGTGCAACATCGTAGGCGTGATGATGACTACTGACCAGAATGAGTTTGCCTGCGCCCACTCAAGCACTTTGCGAACCGTTGGCTCTCCGTGCTGGCGAACTAGAACACTCATCAGGTCTAGTTGCTTCTTGGTCTCTGGGAACTTGTCTCCCATCATCTCAAAGCGAAATGACTGCATTTTCTGAACTAACTCAACGACCTCGGAGGGAGACTCTTTCTTTTTTGTCTTATTCAAGTCTGTCTTAGTTAGGTCTGTATTAGTAGTTGTATCGCTGTCCACATGTGGCTCAACGACATGTGGGTCAGCCACATACGGGTTTTCAGTAGGTGGCAGGTCATAGAGCGTGAAGTCATAACGCTTCAGGCCGTTGTCGAGGTAGGTCGATACCTGCACGTAGCCAACATTTATCAGCTCTTTCCAGATCCGCTCAAAGCGGTCACGACCGCAGCCGGTCTCTTTCATTACCTGGCTCTTGTGCCATGTCCAGTCTGTCGGCTTGGCGAGCATGTGGCAGAGAAGCCCTTTGGCATCCAGGCTGATGCGCCGGTCAAGCAGCGTGGCGTTAGGGATTTGAGCAAACCTATCGGTCTTAGAAACTCTGATGGTACTCATTTAGCACCTGCCAACGGGTAGCAGGGTATGATTGCTTGCATGGGTAGCCTCCTTTTCAGGCTGTTCTAGAAGACCGTCAGGGTTCACGCCCTGGCGGTTTTCGCTTTGTAGGAATTGTATCACCGAGGTCATTTTTTCTTCCTCCTGTCCTTTCGGATCTGTTTGCGTTCGGTCTCATCGAGGCCACCCCAGATGCCAGCGAGGTCGGCTTGGTTCTCGTAGGTCAGGGCTTCCTCTAAGCACTCGTTCTGCACGGGGCAGAGTCGGCAGATTTCTCGAACATTCGGCCCACCCTCTAAAACGGTCTCTATCGGCTCAAAGAACCACGAGATAGGTAAACCCTTACAAACCGCCTTAGAGCGCCACACAGGGGCTTCTAGGGGCGTATCGTGGCCTTCTGGCATCAGTTGGCCTTCAGGCTCGGGCCGTAGGTGTATCCACCTCGACGCTGCATCGTGACGTAGGCGTTCCGAGCGACCTTGCAGTCTGTGCAGGGTGGGGTCTTTTCTCGCAGGTGCTTCTGGTAGCCACCGTACGTTCCGCAGTCCGTCATCCGCACCCGAAGTTCACGGTGGTTGCGCCTAGCTCCCCTGCGGTCACCGGTGGTCGTGCCGGCCCAGATACCCACGCTTCGGGTTTCGATGGCATCCTTCAGGCAGTCGTGGCGTACCGGACATCCGGCGCAGAGTGCCTCGACTTGGGGGTAGACCTGCTCGGTCTCTAGGTTCTTGAAAAAGAACCACTCAATGGGCTGACCCTTGCAGGCTGATTGGTCTTGCCACGTCATTACTTGACATCCATTCCATTAGCTCGGCGTTTCGCACGATACTTGTTGATGTAGATCCGGCGAGATGCTAAACACGCTTCGCACGGGCGCTGACCTTTTCGCTGGTGTGTACTCCATCCAGCAACAGTTCCGCATTTAGCGACTCGAACCTTTGAGCGCATTTTTCGTCGTTGTTCGGTTGTAGTGCCAGCCCATAGGCCGGTTGAGTCGGTGGCGATGGCAAGGTTCAAGCACTCTTGCCGAACCGGACATCCTCCACATAATTGCCTTACAAACGGAGTCAATCGTTCAAGGGTGTCATTGAAGAAATAGTCAATGGGTAGCGAGCGACATTCCGCTTGGTCTTGCCACGTCATTACTTGCGCCGATAAAAGAACGAGGCAATTGCACCGAGGCCCATGTAGGCAACGGCGTAGCCAACGGCCCACGTGCCGAACACGAACAACGCCAGCGATCCGAACGACTCGGGCGCGTGAAACTGTGCAGCGATGGCTTGGCCGATGGCGTAGCCAACGGGGAATGACAGGAATGCGGTGATAGCCCGAAGTTCTTTCAGGTTGCTTTTCATGGTGACCTCCTCTGGTCGGTTGATGTCAGGTTAGGGCTTGGTTCAGCCCCGTGTCAATAGCAAAGACCGGCGCAGATTTGGGGGTCTACGCCGGTCTTTACTGTGTCGAACGTCACTAATCGTTCATTTGCCTACCCTGTGTAGACGATTTCAGACTAGCGGTTCTTTTCCAACTTGCGCCGAGTTTCACGGTTCGGCACGACAATCTTCGAGCCTGCTTCGACTAGCTCTTGCGCCTCGGCGTGCGAACTAATGAGGCAGTACTGAAGCAACTGGATGTCGGTCAGGTCAGCCAACTTCGCTGCCTTAGATCCGCCCCACAACACCAGCGCCTGGTCAGTCGTGAACTCAATGTCTCCGATGGTGGCACGAGTGGCTTCAAGAATGGCCTTGACCGCCTCGGACAACTTGGTTGGTGGCACTAGAAACCACCCTTGCTCGGGTTGCGAGTGATTTCGGCGGTAGCCCAGCGAAGTGACGGGCCGACCTCGGATGCCGTAATTTCGACAGTCGAGCGCTTGTTGCCTTCCTTGTCATCCCACGAGCGCTGTTCGATTTCGCCGGTGACCACGATGCGGTTGCCCTTCGTGACCGAGTTGGCGAGGTTCTCTGCCAGCGTGCCGTAGGCCTGGACATCGAAGAACGAGGTGGACTCCTCATACTCGCCATCCTTGCCCTTACGTCGCTTGTTCACGGCGATTGAGAACTTGACCGCAGCGTTGCCCGAACCGAGAAACTTCAGCTCTGGCTCCTTTGTGATGTTGCCTACAACGGTGATGGTGTTATCTGACATGGGTTCTTCCTCCCCTAGTTGGTGAACGGGGCAGACATTGCCTCGTTCAATTTCTTCAAGACTACGGCAACTTCATTGTCACCGAGGTCGTTGAGACTTCCGAGTTCCGACACGCCCAGCGCATCGAGAACGAACTGCTTGCGCTCACCGGCATCCTTCGACAGGGCGTTGAGCATGGACTTCACCAAGTCAAGGTCGGTCGATGGCTTGGTGATGGGCGTGGACTGCTCACGGCGTGAGGCCTTTGTCATCTCCTCACGGCTGGGGCGTGCGCCCTTTGGTGCGAAGTTAGCGTTGGCAAGCGCACGACCGATGGCCGAGGTCTCACCGTTCTCTAGCGCCGACGCGAAGTTCACGGATCGCTTGTTGCCGGTATCCACCTGCTCCTCGGCGTATCCCGTAGCCATTGGCTCGGGGTCGAGTGCGTTGCGGTACACGGCAGCCTTGATAATGAACTGCGTTTCGGTGTGCGACACCAGCTCGGTGTAGACACGCCCCTCTGGGAACTTCTCCCAGAACTTTGCTAACCGGACTTCCACCGGCTCGTAATCGTTGATGTTGAACGCCATTAGCGCCTCCTCTGTTTGGTTGTGTTTATTTTCGCATCAGGGTATGACATCCACCGGTAGGCGGTGGTCTTACTTACTGGTGCGCCTATGGCCGACAGTTCGGCAGCGACATACCTGACCGAGCGTTGCTCTCGCTTCGCCCATGCCAGGTACTCGCCAAGCCGACCCTCTAGCTCAAGGTCTTTCAATGCGTAGAGCGGTGTGGTCACAGACTCCACCACTCCAGCAGTCGGATAATTGCGTCATCCCACTTTGAGAAGCGAACATCGAGTGCAGGCTTCTCGGGGTCGGAGTAGACGTAGGTGATTTGCACAGCGCCGGTGTCGATGTCGAGCGTGATGAACACGGTCTCGTTCTGGGTAGATCCGAACGCCTTGTAGGTGATGAACTCCGCTTCACTACTCTCGTAGTCAAAGCCGAGGTCTTTCAGTTGGCTCACGATGGTCATTAGTTCTCCATTCTTTCTGCGTTCTCTAGTTGCTCGTCAATCGAAGCCACAAACCGGCGAAGTTCGGCCTCGGTCTGCTTGTCAATTTCGTTGAGTCGCAGCGCCTCCTCCAGCCAATAGCCAAGTTCGATTACAGCGTTGCGAGACAACTTCACGGTCATTTCGTGCTTGGTCACTTCTTCCCCTTCTTGATAGGTGTGCAGTCCTGTGGTCGAACGGCGTGCCAAGTGCGGTACTTTTCGGCCACCACCATTAGGTGCGAGACCACGCCCTCAACAACAACAGCGTGAACGAACCGACACGGCTGGCCATCGGCCATGAGTGTCTCGCCTTTCCTTACGCCATTCCACTCGGGTAGGTAGTCGGTCACTTGTCATCCTCGACCCAGATGCCGACCAGTTCAATCGCAGCACGTAGCGCAGCGTTGTAGCCCTGCAAGTAGTCATCGTCACCGGCTTCAAACTTGAGACGTTCTAGCGACTCGATGAGATGTTGCTTCCTATTCATAATGTCCTCCTCTGGACTGTCGGATCTAATACTAGTACCAATTTGGTACACCTGCAAGCACTACAAGTTTCCCGTACCAGATAAGGCGAAACCCCCCAGCCGGAGCCAGGGGGTTCGCAGGGTTCAACCGGAGCGAGGAGGTACAGATGAACTTGCTAGAGATACTAGCAGAGTTCGATGTACAACTCCGCAGGGGTCACGAGGTAGATGTCAGGCCAATGGCGATACCAGCCACCGAAGCGAAGCGACTCCGCTACGACTGCCGAACAGATCCACGAGTTTGAGCGCTTGTTTGCCGGTCGAAGCGAGGGGAACCAACTCGGGGTCAGGATGTCAATGGCGATGGCAACGATAGTGCCGAAGCCGTACTTGCTCCCGACCTGCTTGCGAGCGAAACCCAGCACTTGCTCGACATCAACACCATCGGGCAAAGCCACTAGCTCGTACGTTCCGCCTGGGGCGATTTCGTCGAGCCGGCGGATGTCGGTCACGCCACGAGCCTCGGCCTGAATGACGTAAGGAACGCCATCGACCACTCGGTCAATGATGGCAACATGGTTCCATCGAGCGCCACGCTTCCAACGGAGCGCCTCACCGAAACGGATTACCTTGCCGATGAAGTCCTTGCTGTGGCAGAATACGAGAGTGCCAGGGGTCGGGGTCACTTAGCAACTCCGAGTAAGGCCTTCGCCCAGGGGTACTTGACTTCGAGTTTGAGAGCGCCGGCCTTGTAGAGCGCAGTCGCAACGGGCATCACGGCCATAGCGACTGTGCCGTTCGTGTCGAAGCCGTGCTTGGCGAGGTAGCCGGTGGCAGCGCCAGCGACTGCCGGAACGGCGGTG